GGTTTAGAGAACAATACAAACTACGGCAGCTTATAAAAAAACAATTCGAACATTACTTAGATCCGAGGCAGGTAAAGGCTTTGCAGTCTGATCCCAGTCTATTGAAGTTGGGCGGAGAACGACGGAATTGTACGTTTTTGTTTACAGATGTACGTGGTTTTACTGCTATGAGTGAGACTATGGAACCAGAAGAAGTAACAAAGATTATGAACGAAGCTCTGACTATACAATCAGACACAGTTAAGAAGTACGATGGCATGGTGGATAAGTATATTGGTGATGCAATGATGGCGATATTTAATGCGCCCTTGGACTTAGAGAACCACGAAGAAGCTGCTGTGTTGTGCGCAAAAGAGATACAAGACCAGTTTAAGTCTTCAAAAATTTCTGTGGAGATTGGCATTGGCGTAAACACAGGCCCAGCTGTGGTCGGTAACATGGGATCTGAAACTAGGTTTGACTACACAGCTATAGGTGACACGGTAAATTTAGCAGCCAGGTTAGAATCCAGTACCAAAGAAGTGGGCAAAGATATAGTCATTGGAGAGTCCACAGCAAAAGCATGTTCTTTCCCTCTAGCGGTACTGCCTTCGATCACTGTTAAAGGTAAACAGGACAGGATAAACATATTCACCTTGATGCCCTAATCATATAAACTAAGTCAATGGCAATATTCGGTAAAGACATCACAGCAGCAGATTTAGCTGTGGGCAATTTACAAGGTTCTGAAAAAGAAAAATCAGCTGTTAGTAAAGCTTTGCGATTTGGTTTAGATCAACCTACCGAGAACGTTGCTACTACTTTAAAAGCTTTAGGATTTGACACACAAGCAGATTCGTTAAGCGGTCTAATAGATGCACCTGAAAACTATGAATCAGCAGCAGCTAAGTTTATGAATCCAGAAGGAGAAGGACTTTTAGATTTTAGCTACAAAGATTTACCTTTAGCTGTAGTAGAACAGATAGGACAACTGGGCGGATCTATGGCGTCTAGAGCTGGAGGTTTTGCATTAGCAGGACCTGTCGGAGCTCTGCTCGGACCAGGATTGTTTGAAGCGGTGCAAATAGCAGGACCAGTAGCATTAGAAAGAGCTCGAAACAATGGTAGAGAAGAACCTAACTGGGAAGATTGGTCAGGAGCACTAGGTACAGCTGCATTTTCAGGAGCTCTAAACGCCGTAGGTGTACAAGGCGTAGGAAAACTTAACTCGACAATAGCTGGATCAGCTCTTCGTGAAGGTGTAACGGAAGGGTTACAAGGAGCAACAGAACAAATAGGGAGCACAGGACTAACAGAAGCTGGGCTACAGATAGATCCTAAACAAGTTATAGGTGAGGGATTTATAGGCGGTTCTACAGGAGCGTCTGCACAAGTACCTTCTTCTGCGATATCAACAGAGCAATCTTTAGAAAACCTTAGACAAGACATAGTTGGCGATAGCATAACAAATACAATGTTTGACCAAGCTACACCTGACCAGGCTGTAGAAGAAATGGGAGAACAATTAATGTTAACGGAACAAACTGTAGCAAATATAGAACAGTTTGAACAAGAAGCCGATCAGTATGACCCTGATGATCCAGGAGCTTTTACTGATGAAAATGTCATTCAAGAGTTTTTAACAACTAACGATCAATTTACAGAAAATCAAATCGAAACCCAATTTGGGGATCAATTAACTAGCGATGAACGATTTCAATTATTTGTAAACGTACAGGAGTACATAAGAAGTCACTTTGAATTCTTTGATCCTCGAACAGATGTTTCGCCACGAGATGCATTGAGGCAGATAGCTAATACTGTGACCCAAGAAGCAGGAGCCTTTTTAGATGCAGCTAACCTAGAAAAGATTGAAGCGGGCGTAGATCCACGTTATGTTGGGCCACAGTCTATGAATATAGATCTTAACGCTAAAGAAGAGTTATACGCTGCAAAACCAGAAACATACGATCCTTTTATTGACGAAAGACAAGGCATAACCTCTTTAGAATCAGGTATTGATCCTAATTTCTTAACTCAATCAGTCCTGATGCAAGACGGCATATTAGACCAACGTTTACCTAAGGACCCTAATAAACCTGTAAATCCTCAAAGTTTATTGCAAGAACTAGGCATAAAAGAAACCGATAAAAATTGGTTTGAGACCTCAAAGAGAGGAAACAAAAAAGTTGTTAGTGAACTTGTAAACACAGAGATAGCTCCATTTTTAAAAGCTAAAAGAGATGCAGGAGAGAAAGTTACACGTGCGGAAATAGAAAATATATTCTACGATTCTTTAAACCGACATAAAAGTTTTCTTACAACAGGGAGCGAAACTCGACATGAAGGTGGTTATACGTTTAAGGAACAAGGACTACAGAATTTGTTCCCTGAGATTGCAGAACCAGACAGGTATTTTGAATTATGGAATCATTACGACGCTTTAATACCAGGGAATTCTGTTTTAGAAAACAGTCCTTTCTTTAATCGCGATGGCAATGATAGCCTTCATAATCCTCACGGCGATGGTGCGCTTATGTGGACACGTGGTTTTCAAGTAGAACATCCAGACGGATTAGGACCAGGGACATTGCTTGCAGAGAACCAATCTAAACTGCATGGACATTCACAAGATCCAGGTAAACCTAGCGAAATGTATTTTTCTTCAACGGGTATCGAAGAAGATACATCTCAGTTTGACGATATAAAGAAAAGACAAGACAATTATGAAACGGCTTTAAATAATTTTAAAGATGAAAGTGCAAATAAAAATATTGCTGAAAGTGATAAAAATGATTTAGTAAAAGGACTAAAAGATATCAAGAATGCCAATGCTATTGCAGATCTTCTTTTAGAAGAACCCAGTCAGTATGGTGCTTACAGAGATTTTGTCATTAATCCTATAGAAAAAGAGTTAGGTTCAATATCTGATACGTTTGCAAAAGAAAATAAACTTTTAAAAGAAAGACAAGTTAAAGAAAGTAACGATGCTTTTGTAGAAGCCATTGTTGAATCTCAGCCTCTTGGAAATTTAGGAATAACAATAGATCAAAACAGTTTTCAAGAATTTATGGATCAACCCGCACAGGCTTTAGCTCTGTTTGATACGTTCGGATCGCAAAGAAGAAAAAGATTTAACGAATACGTTCTTTTGAATCATGGTTATAACCTTAGACTTGAGTCAGTAACCAATAGGAATTATGACCAAAGAACTTTTAAACCAATCAACGACAGAATACGCGGTTTAGCCGAAACGCCTGACGGACAGTTAAGTAACAAACACACCTCAGACAGAGTAGAACTTATACTGGATTACAGTCCTAAATTTGCTGACAAATACAGCACTTTTACCAATTTGATTGCAGCATCAGACAACTATCCTACTGCTGGGGAAATGAGAGAGTTAGAACAGTACGAAGCTAGGATGAGGGATACGAACAAAAAAGTATTCCCTGACTATCCGTTTAAAAACAACTATCCTGCAATGAATTTAAGGAAAACAGTTACGTTGGCTTTAGACCAGGGTAATAACTTTGTTTTTATAGGTAGTGCAGGATCTGGAGGAGCTCCTAAGTCTGTGTACAGAGCTCAAAGAAAAGAAGCCGAAGGCCTAGCAGAGGCAATAGCTAGTTATAGATCTGATTTAAAAGCAGATGATTTATTTACAATGCTACCAAATTCAGCAGACACACCTGGGGGCCCTTATTTCTCACTAGACATAAGGCCGTTAAGACAGTTGATAAAAGCAAAAGTGTTTAAAGGTTTCAAGGGTTACAAAGAAGGTGGTTTAGTTATGAATTATGGTGATTATGGAAGGAGTTATATTTAATGTATGAATACAATTGCACAGTGGAAAGGGTGGTCGATGGAGATACTATCGATGTTGTTTTACATCTCGGTTTCGATATTATGTATAAGTCTCGTGTTAGGTTATATGGTATTGATACTCCCGAGTCACGTACTCGTGACCTGGATGAAAAGGCTAGAGGAAAAATGGCTGGGGCTTTCTTAACCGAAGCGGTAGAGGAAGGAGAAAAAGTAGTCATACAAACAAAGCTCAAGGACTCCAAAGGTAAGTACGGCAGAGTTCTTGGTGACGTTGTTGTGGATGGTAAAAATATTAACCAGGCCATGATCAAGTGCCACCTGGCGGTAGCCTATCACGGGCAGTCTAAAGATGATGTAGAAGCTGAGCACATGCGCAACAGGGACATCCTTATCGAGAACGGCTTACACACACCAGTATAACAATATGAAAGTCTGTTTAATCCCTCCTGGGTTTGTAGCAGGGATGTATCATGACATCATACCTTTCCTATCTCGTTTAGCTCCTACGACCAACGGTCGTTACGATGATGTAGATTTATACAACAGTCTTTTACTAAACAAAGAAAGCCTATGGACAGTCGTTGATGACGATGAAAAGATTCTGGGCATTTTACTAACTGATCTACAGATATTTCCACAAAAGAAAGTCTTTTGTATTAACTACGCAGCTGGGGATGGCCTGGATGATTGTATTGATGAAGTGCTTAGCGCAATGGAACAGACTGCAATTCGACATGAGTGCGACGCTATGCAAGTTACAGGTAGGAAAGGCTGGGTGAGAAAACTACAATCCTATGACTGGAAAGAAGAATTTGTTATAGTAAGTAAAAATTTATAAAGATATGTCTAAATCAGATGCGGAAAAAGAAGCCTTACAATTAGAAGGTGGATTAGGAACTTTAGCGGGTAGCTCAGGCGGTGGAATAAGAGTACCGCGTAGCGCTTTTGACAAACTTACCACAACGGTCACACCAGAAGGACTTTCTGCTCAAGAGTTTGATGCTTATGAATCTCTTGATTCTGGTGGATTTACACCAAACGGTATGCCTTCAAACCTAAGAAACGACTACGCTGGTGCTAGTGTAGTAGAGGCAGTAGGTAAAATGCCAAGCGCAGGAGACCGTTTTGGCCCTGGCGGTTTGACTACGCTTACTGGAGACTTTGTCGGCTCTGACTTTGGTGGCCTTGGCGTAGGTAATTTTGATCCTACAGGTGGTTTAGATCCTACATTACCTCAGTTTCAACAGGAAAAAACCTTTGGGCAAAAGGCTAAAGACAGTATAAAAGGTTTTCTAGGCAAGTTAGCAAGAATACATCCCGCAACGCGTAACGCAGCATTTGCTCTTGATTTTGTAAAAGGATTGCAAAACGCAGAAAACCCACAAGAATTTGTTAAGGGCGTGATGGGCCAACTTGCTATGAGAAAGGTAGGCGGCAACCTTGGTTTATCTGGAGTACAGAAACAAGGTATAGGCGGTCTTATGAATATGGCCCAAGGCAAACAAAACCTTGGCCAAACATTAGGAAGTCTTGGTACTTCTGCTGCTTTTAGAAGTGCAGCTCCTTCTATATTCAAGTCTGCTTATCAATCTGGCGGTATGAACGGTGTTTACGCGGCAGCTGCAGCTTTGCAGATGGCTCAACGTGGAGCTCAACAAAAAGTTTCTGGTGCATTAGGACCTGGTGGTGGCGGGTAAAGGATCAAAGCCAAGACCTCTCTCGGTATCTGCTGATAAGTTCAGCGATAACTGGGATAAGATATTCAATCGACGTAAAAAACCAATAAGCGGTAGCCTGTCGGGTAAAGATCATGTATAATACATCTTATATGTAAGTATCCTTACTTATGTTAAAATAAACACACTGTTCTGCCTAGTGTGGCTAAAAGAAAGGCGGGTTAATAAAGGAAAGGGAAGATTAAGTTAACGTTATCTTCCCTTTTTTTGTGGACAAAAGACTAAGAAAAGACGTCAAAAGATGAAAAAAGACGTTAAAAGAGGAAGAAAATAGGGTTAAAAGAGAAAGAAAAGACGTTAAAAGAGGAAGAAAAAACGTCAAAAGACGATGGACCAAGGACTTTCTAACCTGAAACAAGAATTAAAGGTTAGCTCTATGTTATTGATTATGTTGAATAATAAAATCTTCTAACTTTGGCAAGGTTAGATCGTAAGCTATTGATTTTATTAATAATGTTTTGATTCCTATATAACAAAACCTAACCTCACCTGTAATATATCTAAAAGATTTCATGAATACGCTAAAAAGCTAGAAAATATATTTTTCAGGTTAGAAGTGGTAGAAATATAAGTCCTATAAGGGTTTCCGTCTAACTTGGCATAAGTTAGGTCAGGTTAGAAAGTGCTGAGAATGTTGAAAGGATGCGGGCTTAGAGCTAACCTGGTAGAAGTTATGTATTATAAGTCCCATATATAATAGGACTTGTTACTTTTTATTACCTTGGTATATACTTCGCAGATGCCTAAAGGAATATCAGGAAACATATCAGGAAAGAATGATAAACATTTAACACCTAAGCAATTGCTTTTTGCTAAGGAGTACGTGTACAACGATGGATCTAAAACACAAACAGAATGTGCTTTAGCGGCTGGGTATGCCGATACCTCTGCAGCTGTCAGGGCCTCTGAGCTTTTAAATCCCCAGAAGTACCCGCTTGTGGTTCGGTATATACAAGGTCTCCAGGCAGAGCTAGACAAAAAGTTTGAGGTAACATTTAGCAGACACGTCAGGCAGTTAGCTAAAATTAGAGACCAGGCTATTGATAAAGGTAACTTGACTGCGGCAGTTTCGGCCGAGGTACAACGAGGGCGTGCGGCTGGCTTGTATGTTGAGAGGAGAGAAGTTAGAACAGGAACGCTTGATTCTCTTAGCGAAGTAGAAATACAGCAAAGGATACAGAAACTACTTGGAGACTATAAACCTCTTCTTGAAGTAGAAGATGCAGTTATCGTTGAGTAGCTCTTTTCTTTTTGTTTTTGTAAGCCTGCAGTTTCATTACCCATCTTTTAGGTGTAGCCCGTTTGGAAACTAAACCGCTTGCTTCTTCTGGGCAATTTTCTTTCCACGTATTATCTAGTTCTTTCAGGTTCATTGGTCATAACTCCCTAACATGTCTACGAAATCTTTTAGTGTTTCGTTTTCAGGTTCTACATCTTTATCATTGTATTCTTGCCAAGTCATAGATTCAATTGCTTGCTTGTGTGCTTCTACTAATGTGTCGCTTACGTCCTGGAGCTTGCTAGCTAATCTTGGATGCGTATCTTCTGGGCAATCAATACACAATTGATACTGTCCGTTTTTATTCTTGCTGTCTATCTTTAGGAATACAGCTAAGTCTCCTAATTGCCCGCGTCTAAATATTTGTACCACAGCTTTGGCCTGTGCTTTATCTAAGTATGCTATTTTCCTATTCATAATTGTTTTATCCTCTTTGGGTTGTTGATCGGTGGGTTTAGGTCTAGGTAAAGCTCGCTTGCTAGTTCTTTCCTTTGCTCTGGCGTTACCTGGCTGGTGATCCGTATATCGCGTTTCTTTATGTTGCCTGTCTTCCAATAAATACTTTCGGGCGGATCCATTTTAAGAGTCCAGTTTATTGTCCCGTGGTTATCAGAATCAAATTGCATGGTGGGGTGGCAATCAAACTTGCCTTTATATAGTTCAGTCATGAAATTGCATGAAAGGTTTTGCTCGTGTCTTTGCGATCTCTATGTCGTCCGTGCCTAATCGTATAGTCGGACGAGTAGAGTCTGAGCAAACTAATACATATTCCCCGCTTAGTTTGTCTAAAATGTATTCTTTAGTCATTCATATCCTCTGTAAGATTGTTAATGATTTCACTAATTACTAATTTATGCAATTTCTTGTTGTTGCGTATTGCGTTCTCGTTTGTATCTATATAGACCAATGGAAGGCCTTTAGAATCTAAAAGCACGTTATATCTAACCCACTTCTCACAGCAATTTAGATACTGTGTTCCGACTCCTGTAATCTTTTGTAGGTTCATTAGCTTTCCTCCTTTAAAATTAATCTGCGTTTTCCTATTTGTATGTAACCATTCCCTATATCTACATATACATTTTTATATTTTGTAAAGTCTCTAACTTTGTATTGTGTATTTTTCATCAAAGTATCGTATATATCGTCTAAGAAGTTTTTATCTGATTGTTTTATTTCAGTCATTAGCTTTTCTCCTTATAACTTTCTTGCCAATCTCTGCAAGGTTTTTGACTTATATAGTAAAATGAACTTGTATCATATATGCGATATTCTTTGAGATTATTTACAGCTTCTTTACGAGACTCAAATTCATCAACTGTTTCTAAATTTCCGTAAGGGTCTTTTCTTTGTATGTATTTAGCCATTATTCCGTGTCTCCTTAATTAATCTGTTTAAGTACCATTCTGCTTTGAGTAAGTCCTCAAGGCCGTTCTTGTGTTTGTGTCGGGTAACATACTTGATGATGTTACCCTCCAAGAATCCTAGCTTGTGAGACTGTATGTAGTCCGTGGTCTCTATACCTTTCTTGTAGTAAGAAGGATTTATGTTGTCGTCACTCACTCAAATTCCCCGTCTTTATAAACCAGGTCGGGAATAGTATCGTCTTTTAATTCTGTAACAGTTTCTTCGCTATCATCGGGCATAGAAAAATCATATACCTCACACAAATCAATATTATCTATATCAATATCATCAGGTATCTCTATAACTTTGGTGTAGGTTTCAACTACCTTGCATTTATATTTAGCCATTTCTTCCTCCTATCTCCAACATTTATAACCAAGGCAATCTTTTTTAGTCTCGCCACAATGCTCGCAATACTTTTTTGTTTCTTCTGCTAGCTCTTTGCGTAACCGCTTGATGATATGTTTTTGTATACTTATTACGTTTTCTTCACTCATTGTCGGACTCCTTTATTTATATATAACGAAATAATCGTTACCCTTGTTCCTGTGTCCGTCAGGGTCGCAATAAGCCCAATAAACATCATAGAATTCTGCTATTTCCTCAATCACATCTTGGTCAACACCTACAAAATCTTGTAGGTGTAACTCCCATTTTTCTTCGGTTTCAAATCCTTCCTCTACAAAGTATTCTTTAAATGTTTCATAATTTATATTGTATATACCAGAAGGTCGGTCAATAACCTCTATACGTGTAGGTAAATCGTGAGTCTCTAATGTTGTTTTAAATTCTTTACCCATTGTCGGACTCCTCTGTTTCAGGTTCTATTAATTCTATATCTTCAACTTCAACGTCAAGATTAGTTTCACATAACTCACCCATTTGGTGAGAGATAACCTCAAACTCTTCCCAAGAACCGTCTTTGAATTTATCTTCTGCTTCTTCTATAGAATCAGCTTCGCATTCTACGGTTTGTTCTTCCCATATTGATTCAAGAACATATCTTTTTGCTTTATATTTAGCCATTGTCGGCCTCCTCTTCATCTTTTTTATTATGGTAATCATCTAATAATTGTCTCCAATTATATTCAAATGTTTCAGGGCAATATTTTGGGTCAGGGTCTTCCCAATTAGAAATTGCAGAATGCAATCTATCTGTAAAATGAGCTCCAGCGTCAAAGTCATATTCATATTTATCAATAAATTCTTCTTTTGTAAGTGTACATAAGTCTATTTCTTGTGTTTGACCTCGTATCTCTTCATCACACATAGCTATAAACTGTTCTTTAAGTTCTTCTAACTCTTCTATATCGTGGTTAGCAAAACTATATACTTCAAATTCTCTACTCATTGTCATCCTCATCATCTAACCCAACAAAGATAAGTTTTTCATCCATCCATTTTTTATTTATGCCATCTTTGGCTAATCTATCTTTAAATAATTTTTCTAGTTCTTTAGTTTTCATTTGCCTTGTCCTCTATATTGCTTGTGTGTTTGTTTTTTTCTTTTCGGCATTGATGAGGTGCTAAGATTTCCTCTGCCTATTGATGTCCCTTTACCTTTAATCCCTGTCGAGGACTTGTGGTCTATTAGCGTTGTTGCTTTTCTCATTCCTCCTCCCCGTGTTTTTCTAAAAACATTTCTCTCATGGCCGAGCCTATCGCATCGTTAAATAATCCCATGATGAGAGCTTGTTTCTCGGTACTTTTTTCTGCACGTTTTAAAAGCATATAAGAAAGCCAATACATTTGATCAAAAATCATTTGCGGTTCGCTTATATCATCTTTGTATGCCACGGATAATTCTTGCATCATTCTTAGAATGTTTTCTTGCACAACTTCATCAGGGCTTAAATTTTTAATAGGTACAACTTTCTTTGCTTGCTTGCTTTTTTGTCTAACTTTCATTTCCATTGCGTCACCTCCTATGGTGTTTTGTTTAGTCTATAGAACTCTGTGCGTTCTTTGTTTTCAGGGCTTGCTATGTATGAATCAATAGCTTGTTTGATTTGCGTTTGTAACTGTGAAAGTAAAAACGGCCTTTCGTCCTCTTCTGTTTCAGGTAATAACATAAAACTATCTGACCTGTTGACGTGAGCAATATTATCTAAAGCACTAAATAATTTTTCGTTGTCTTCATTCATGATGCCTCCTCGATTGGGCTGAGTATTGAAAGAGGAGCAGTATATTTGTTTTTGCCTATTTCTATATCTGCGGTCGTCCTGTTGATCTTGGTTATGAGGGCTTCATGCACTCCGTCTCTAGCATCGCACAAAACTACATCACCTACCTCAAAATTCTTTAAAGCATGTAAAGTAAGCTCAGCTTTTAACTCCTTTCTTTTTTTCTTGAGAGCCTCGATAACCTCTGCCATTTCATCATTGCTAGAAATTTCATCTATTGAATTAATTAACTGTTTCATTACGCCACTTCTCACTACGCCACCTCCAATTCTAAATGTAGTTTAGTGACTGCGGTTTCAAATTCCTTTCCTGATAATCTAATAGAATGATCTGGATTAATCCAATTAAGATGCTTACCCGTAGTTTGTCCCCAAACATTTTCGCGGATAAATTCTTCGCCTGTTCTAGTTACCACCGCAATTAAAGTGTTGTAGCTAAAGTAATAACTATGCCCCTCGCTATCGCTGAAAGCCTGGGTGTGACTTCCGTAATTATCTGAACTGTAGTTTCCGTAGTTCCATTTTCTTATTCTCATTTCGTTCTCCGTTTGTTAATAAAAAGGGTTTAACCTTGTAGTTATCCTATACTATACATCCCATATATGCAACATAAATTTATTACTTTGTTTATAATGTTTTTACTGTGGCTCAACCTGAAAAACTATTTTGGCAACAAGTAAGAAAAAACCTTACTGCGTTTTCTTGGATTAGGCTAGAGTCTAGGGTTAATCATGGCATACCTGATGTTTTAGGCACTACAGAAGAGGGCATTTATTTCACTGTTGAACTTAAAGTAAGCAAAAGTAATAAAGTTAATCTTTCCCCGCATCAAATTGCCTACCATGAAGAGCGAAAGAATGCTCCAGCTTTTATCTTGGTCAAGTCCCTCTTGAAGGACAGCCCTAGAAAATATGGCGTTCATCTGTACGCACCCGAACAAGTACGAGAATTGGCTGTCCATGGTCTGTCGTTGCCTCCCCTTCTTCTGTCGTCCCCCGCCGATTGGCCTTTGGTTCAAGAACAATTAGCGTTGATCGTTCGACAAAGAACCAAAGGCCAATCGGCGGGGTAGCTTGCTTGCTTGTTTGTTCTGCCCACCCGCCAGCCCAGACGCCTGGGAGCTGGGATCCAGGAGGCTCGGCCTTCGGCCTCGCCCAAGCAAGCCCTTGAAAGGTATATGGTAAGCACCTTTCAAGGGCTTGCTTGCTTGTTTGTTCTGACTGATTGACCAGACGCCTGGGATCCTGCTGGGCTGGGAGATAAAACATAGTAGTTGGAAACCCTTTAGATATAAGGGTTTAAGAGGCCTGCTTGTTTGTTCTGGCTAGAACGCCAGTTACCTGGGCTGGGACGCCAGGTAAAGATGGTAGGCATAAAAAAAGGGCGTGAGCTTTTATGCCCACGCCCTCCACTCTAGGAGAAGTGTTTAACAAATCTTAAACCCGCCCGAATGCTTGACAAAATTCACGAAGTCTTTAACGTTCTCTTCATCAAACGGATAGTCCTCGCTTTCTTTGTCTTGTACTTTTCTTTCTACTTCGTACTTGGCAACTGCACCAATCTTCAAAAGAAATTCCAAACGCTCGACAATAACGTCGCATTGTTCTTGCTCTATCTTATGTCCGTCGTTGTAATGACCAGCTTGCAAATCGTCTGTTGTCATTGTGTCGCCACAAGCCAAACAAACATAATCCCAAAGCGGTCGCCAGCTCCAAACATTGTTTCTAAAATAAACCCCTGGATTTTCTGCCTCCCATTGCAGAGACTCTCCAAAGTATTTATCTTTTTGCTCATCAGTTGCAGTATCCCAATCGGGTGCGATCGGTTTTTCTGACTTTAGTTCAGGGTTAATCCCATATACATCCATTCCCATAATATTTCTCCTTAGTTAATAAAAGTGTGTAGTTAGGCTCTATAGTATTATCTCTCGCCGACCTAACTACACACATACATTTTATACAATTTATCCCATACAAGCAAGCACAACGACTAACCAATTTTTAGAGACTAATAAACAAATTGGTTAGTCGTTGTGCTTGCTTGCTTGTTTGTTCTGACTGACTGCTCGCCCGCCAGCCAGCCTGGATGGATCGTTGTTGGCAAATAAAAAAAGGGCGACTAATGTCGCCCTCTCTTCTTGGTTGATTACTCCTCACTTTCAACATTTCCTTCGAAGTGTTTAGAGTATTGATAACTACAATACTCATCCCAAAGTTGCTCGACTACCGAACCGACAAGCACCTCTCCATATTTAGATACTGCTGTCTGCATGACTCTATCAAACAACTCATCTATTGTTTCACACTGCAGGTGGCACTCGACCTCCTGCTCTATTTCCATTAACACATCTTTCATACTCATGATTGCTCCTTTGCTTGCTTGTTTGTTTTTTCTCGGTTAACCCAAAATCTAATCTGTCCAACAGAAGATCTAAATTCTTTAGAGGCGATAGATTGAAGAGACAAGTATGTCTCTTCATCTAATGCTACCACGCGTTGTTTGTAACTTGGTTTCATGACTCTTTCTCCAAAAGCGATTGTTTTGTAATCGCAAATTCAAAGACTTCGTCGCATTGAAAGATTGCACTTTGCAACTTGTTAAGATGCATTGTTACATTATCCAAATAGTCGTCCATGTCCTCAAGCAAACCATGATGATCAGCAAGTCCAGAGAGTCTTGAAGTAATCTCCATAAGATCAATGTACTTGGCATTCTTAGTGATGCCCCGACTTTCTGTCAGGGCACACTCTAAATCAAATAACTTACTCATGATAATAATCCTTGCTCTTGCATTACTATCGCGCCATGTTCTGCTTCATGATCTTCTAGTAGAGGTGTGTCTTCTAGTATCTGACCATTGGCAATGACAACAATGCCATTAATAATGAGACTGGTGCAGTTAGGCTCTATCGCCTTGGCAACTGTCTGCTCATTATTATTTACTATGTTTATCTTTAGTTTCATATCTTCTCCTTTGTTAATTAATATATATAAACTATATATGTATATTACAGGATATATCTTATATGTACAACCTTTTTTGCGCGTGTGTGTCCGCCTTGCCTCGCTCCGCTCGGCTTCGCTCGTAGGGGGGGATAGGGTATAGAATGAATCCGATAGAATATTAACGGAAAACAAGCGAAGCCCATTAATATCTATTGGAATGAATCTATACCCTATCCCCCCCTACGAGCGAAGCGAGTGGGTTGTATATAAGAGAAGAAAACAGACATGGAGAGAATATCCAGAAACTTTGACAAATGGTCTTGACCCCTTCATCATAGAAAACATAGAAAACGATTTGCCCACAAAAAATTTTAAAATTTCAAAATATTTGGCATGGAAAGTCCTGACATAAACTTAGAACGGTTATCCGCGCAGTACCCAGAAGCTACTAGAGAACTCCTGGAACTTACTGAAGCTCTTAAATCTAAACAACTACAGCGTGAAGGACAGGAAAGTTTCTTGACCTACATCAATCACATGTGGCCAGACTTTGTAGAAGGCAGACATCACCAGATATTTGCAGAAAAACTAGAACAAGTGGCACAAGGCAAATGCAAACGCCTGATAGTGAACATGCCACCAAGACATACCAAGTCTGAATTTGCTTCTACTTTCTTTCCATCATGGATCTTGGGCCGTAATCCAAAGTTAAAGGTCATGCAGATTACACACACCGCAGAACTAGCGTTTCGTTTTGGTAGAAAGGTCAGGGACATAATAGATTCAGAAGCGTATCAAGATGTTTTCCCTGGTGTCAGTCTAAAAGCAGATAGTAAATCAGCAGGAAGGTGGGAGACCAATGGCGGCGGCGAAGCTTTCTACTCTGGTATTGGCGGTGCGGTAACAGGACGTGGTGCAGATCTACTCGTATTAGATGATATTCACTCAGAGCAAGATGCCCTTTCACCCACGGCCTTGGACAATGCTTGGGAATACTACAGTTCTGGTCCCCGACAAAGGCTACAGCCAGGCGGAGCTATTGTTATTGTCATGACACGATGGTCAGTCAAAGATTTAACAGGGCGATTGTTAAGAAAACAAGGCGAAGATCATGCAGATCAGTGGGAAGTCGTAGAGTTCCCTGCAATCTTTCCTGATAGTCAAAAACCTTTATGGCCTGAATATTGGAAGATGGAAGAATTAGAAGGAGTCAAAGCTTCTATCCCTGTAAGCAAATGGGAAGCTCAGTGGATGCAGAATCCTACATCAGAAGAAGGAGCCATATTAAAACGTGAATGGTGGCAAAAGTGGGAAGAGGAAGAAGTTCCACAAATGCAGTACGTGATACAGTCGTATGATACAGCTTATACCAAGAAAGAAACCTCTGACTTTTCTGCTATTACAACATGGTGCGTGTTCTATCCTGATCCTAACTCTATGCGGCCAGCGTTACTCTTGCTAGATGTTAAAAAAGGTAGATGGGATTTCCCTACGTTGAAGAGAGAAGCCTTTAAACAATTTGAATATTGGGACCCAGACACAGTAATCGTAGAAGCCAAGGCCAGTGGTCTACCGCTCACGGACGAATTACGTCAGTCAGGTATCCCTGTGGTTAATTACTCACCTGGCAAAGGACAAGATAAAGTCGCAAGAGTAAATGCTGTTGCGCCAATGTTAGAATCTGGAATGGTGTACGTACCAGACACACGTTGGGCAGACGAATTAGTAGAAGAATGTGCGGCATTTCCTTTTGGAGATCACGACGACTTAGTAGACTCAACCACACAAGCACTAATGCGTTATCGACAGGGCGGATTTATTGGTTTAGAATCGGACGATGATCTGCAGGATAATCAACCGAGACAGATTAGAGAATATTATTAGGAGACTATAATGGCTGACAAAGGCGAAACAATAAAGGACCAAGGATTTGTTCCTTATGCAAAACAATCCAACATGACAACTTCTAAGAAGCCTTCACCTGGAGCAGGTAAAGGTAAAAGTCGTGGCGGTGGTGATTCACTGAGAGGCACTAAATTTACTGGCGTTTACTAGGAGAACAACATGGCATTAGGACCATTAGTACAAGGCCTCATGAGAGGCATCGGTAGTTTAGGTGGAAGAAGTCCCTCAGCAAGAATGGACAACGTTCTTAAAAGTATGAGGACGGGTCAACAAGCAGGGGACAAATTTAATAAACTAACACAAAACCAGTTAGACGATATGGTTGCGAAGTATGGTCAAGAGACGCAAGCTCTAACAGACAGCGTGACTAGAGGAACTACTTCTATAACATCACAGGCAGGCTACGCTAAAAAAGCGCAAGAGTTAATAGAAAAAGGTGCAGAAGTTGAAAAACTTGTAAAAGTCCTTGAGGCACAAATGAGGCTAACAAAAACCATGGGTGAAGCTAGACAACTTATGGAAGTTTTAAACAGGATGCGTAAAGTAGATAGTGTGATAAAAGGAACCATAGCAAGTCTAGGAGCAGGTGGAGCAGGAATGTACTTCGGTGCATCCGAGCAACGTAAAAACCCTGATTTCTATGACCCAGCAAGAAGCCCTTTTAAAGGGATGTTTGGCGGCTCTGAAAAAATGTCTGGAGATATACAAGGAGCTCTTGAAGACATGGATAACAAAGTAAACGGAAGATAATAAATGAGAGTCAAAGCACCTAAAGGCTATCACTGGATGAAGCAAAAGAACGGCAGCTACAAACTGATGAAGCACACAGGTAAATTTGCTCCTCATAAAGGAGCGACTATGAATGCAAGTTTTGCAATTCAAAAAGCACACAAAAAGTAAATGGCAGAAAACAGTAAACCAACCAACATAGAAAGGTTATCAGATCTAATTGATCTGGAAGTACAAGACGGCACAGAAGTTGAAATCGAAGAACCTATGCAAATGGGTGAAAGTGACGTCTCTGTTGAGCTGTCTGACCAAGGTGCACAAATAGATTTCTTCCCTGATGCGGAACAAGCTATAGACACCACACCATTTGATGCGAACTTAGCGGAGTACATTGACGAAAGCGAGCTAGGAAGACTTGCGTCCCAATTAGTTTCTGATTACGAAGAGGATAGATCAAGTCGTCATGATTGGGAAGATGCATATATAAAAGGGTTAGATCTACTTGGCTTCAAGTATGAAGATAGAGACAGACCTTTTCCAGGTGCATCAGGCGTAACTCATCCGATGCTCGCTGAATCCGTGACCCAATTCCAAGCTCAGGCTTTTAAAGAGCTATTACCTAGCAAAGGACCCGTAAAAACAAGGGTTATGGGCGCTGAAACCCCTGAAACTGAGGATCAAGCAAGAAGGGTAGAAGAGTTCATGAATTACCAAATAACCACGGTAATGGACGAATATACCCCTGAAATGGACCAATTATTGTTCTATTTGCCCCTAGCAGGGACAGCATTCAAGAAAGTTTATTACGATGTAAATAAACAAAGAGCAGTCAGCACGTTTGTTCCAGTCGAAGACTTAGTAGTTCCTTACACTGCTAGTGACTTAACCAACTGTGAGAGAGTGACGCACGTAGTCAAGATGAGCTACAACGAAATTAGGACACAACAGCTTGCAGGATTTTACAGAGACATACCACTACAACCCGCTGAAACCAATATAGGCAACAGTGACACCATAGACAAAGAAGATGAAATAGAAGGACTTAGTGCTACTACCAACGACATGATGTACGAATTGTTGGAATGTCACGTATCCATGGACATGCCAGGCTTTGAAGATGAGGATGGCTACCACTTACCTTTCATCATTACAGTAGACAGAGCTTCCAACGAAGTGTTATCGATTAGAAGAAACTATAATCCTAACGATCCGCTTAGAACAAAAATACAATACTTTGTACACTACAAGTTTCTTCCTGGTCTTGGGTTCTATGGGTTCGGTTTAATACACATGATCGGCGGTTTGTCTCGAACCGCTACTGGAGCCCTACGACAATTGATCGATGCAGGTACGCTGGCAAATCTACCTGCTGGGTTCAAGGCCAGGGGACTTAGAATCAGGGACGACGAGACTCCATTACAACCAGGAGAGTTCAGAGACGTAGACGCACCTGGCGGAGCACTAAGAGATTCACTCATACCATTACCTTATAAAGAACCATCAGCAACATTACTACAGCTGTTAGGATTTTGTGTAGAAGCAGGACAAAGATTTGCATCTATCACTAACCTACAAATGGGAGAAGGTAATCAGGAAATGCCAGTAGGCACAACTATGGCTTTGCTAGAGCAAGGCACAAGAGTTATGTCCGCTGTACACAAAAGATTACACTACGCACAGAAGACAGAATTTAAAATACTCACCAGATTATTTGCAGAGTATCTACCACCTGTTTACCCATACCAAGTTATAGGTGGCGACCAACAAATTAAACAAACGGACTTCGATGATAGAGTAGATGTTATACCTGTCAGTGATCCTAACTTCTTTTCAATGAGTCAACGTATTACATTGGCACAACAAGAACTACAGTTAGTACAAAGCAATCCTGAAATACACAACATCAAGGAAGCTTACAGAAGAATGTATCAAGCGTTAGGTACTGAAAATATTGAAGCATTGTTTGCTCCAGATCCACCACCACCCGTTCCAATGGATCCAGCAAGTGAGAACAGTGCCGCATTAATGGGTGCACCTCTCATGGCATTCCCTGATCAAGCGCATCAGATACACATAGAAGTGCATCTCACTTTCTTAGAGTCAGGTGCTGGTATGACTAACCCAGCGACAATACCGCTTATGGTTTCTCACATATTCCAACACATATCTTTAGAAGCACAGAATCAAGCCGATGCACAAATGCCAGAACAACCACAACCAATGCAGCAACAGATACCAGGCATGCAACAAGGCGGAATGATGCCACCACCTCCACCACCTAACCCTGCAAAAGAAGCTTTAAAAGCACAGCTAGAATTAGAATTGATGCAACAGGTTATGCCTAGAATAGAAGAAATACTATCTCCTGGTGATGATGGCGTTGTAACCTTGAAACAACAAGAACTTGAAATTCGTGCAAAAGAGAACGAAGATGATAAGATGATTGCACAGGAAAGGATTAAACTGGACAAAGCTAAGCTTAAACAGAAAGATCAATCCGAAGAAGAGAGATTAAGATCTCAAGAAGATATAGCCGCGATGAAAGTTGGGGCAGAAAGAGAAAGGACAAAGAATGATTCCAGATCTAAGTAATTTAAGAAACTTAGTTTTTGACAGAGAGGGGATGCCTAGCCCTAGTTCTTTGGGCATTGACCTTTCGAACCTTCCTACAATAGATCCTGGAACCATTAAGAAAATGCCTGCAACTACAACTGGAGGCGTACCTGGTAGTGCATGGTGGCAAGACGCAGGATACCCAGACGCAGCCACAGCCATACAATCAGGGAACTTTAGATATGACATGAACACAGGTTGGCAGCTAAAACCAAGCGCAACAACTCCTGCTATGGAACTAGCTGAACCAGTAACCCCTGAACCAGCTTTCGTAGCTCCTCCTGAAGTAATACAAAGTGCTATCGAAAATTTACCTGTAACAATAGGAGCAATGACTTCTCCTGATCTAGGACGCTTAGGAACAAGCGGAATGTCTATGATGGAAGATGAACCAATAACTATGACTTCTGATTTAACAATGTCACCCATGATTGAGTCAGAAGTCACCCCTATGGATAGCGATATAGATAGGATGATAGAAAAAACTATGAAAGAAGCTATGGCTTCTGGAGATGTACCAGTACAAGCCGCCGATGATCCTATTCTTACGATTGACCCAGTACAAGCAGCCGTTGATGCTGCCGTGGGCAACGGTCAACCGACCACGGACGATACTATATTGGATAAAGATACTATGGAAGGCGGAGCCTACCTAAGTTACAGCGGATCGGATGAAGGAGGAGACTATATAGTAGCGAACGGTAAAAAAACTTATCTACCTGATTTTTCAATAACGGACGATACTATATTGGAC